AAGCTCTGGGACCAGCTCCGGGACCAGCTGTGGGACAAGCTCCGGGACCAGCTCCGGGGCCAGCTCTGGGACCAGCTCCGGGACCAGCTCTGGGACCAGCTCTGGGACCAGCTCCGGGACCAGCTCTGGGACCAGCTCGGGGACCAGCTCGGGGACCAGCTCCGGGGCCAGCTCTGGGACCAGCTCCGGGACCAGCTCTGGGACCAGCTCGGGGACCAGCTCTGGGACCAGCTCGGGGACCAGCTCTGGGACCAGCTCCGGGGCCAGAATGTCTTTCAGACGCCTTACTTCATTGGCGGCATGGATGCATTCTGGCTCGCCTTCTACGAGTTCGGTGAACGCATCGGCGCGCGCTTTGAAGCGCGCACAAAATCGCATTTTGAGGCGTACAAGGCTTACGCCTTGTCCGCCGGCTGGATGTTTCCCTATGGATCGTTAGCGTTCGTTTCCGATCGCCCCGCCGAGATTCACTTCGACGCGCAACAGCGACTGCACAGCGAAACCGGCATGGCTGTTCGCTACCGGGACGGCTGGGGAGTACATGCGTGGCACGGATTGCGCGTGCCGGCCGACATCATCGAACGCAAGGACTTCAGCGCAGAAGCAATCGAGAAGCAGCCGAATGCTGAGCTGCGGCGCGTTCTGCTGGAGCGGAAATACGGCGAAAAAACCGGCTTCGAACTCTATCTCGAAACGCGCGACGCCAAGCTGGTCGCGACCGACGAATTACACGGCTTCCCGCGGCGGCTTCTCGAAGTCCGCATCGCCGAGCAACCGATCCGCATCATCGAAGTGATCAACGGCTCGCTGGAGCCTGATGGGTCACGTCGGAAATTCCACCTCGGTGCGCTGCGCGGCAACACGCCGGCAGAAGTGGTTGCGGCAAGCTACGGCATCGCGCCAAAGCATTATCGGGAAGCGGTGCGGTCGTGATGTCGAACACGCTGATGATCGCAATGATCGCAATGCCGACGGCCGGCGCCATCGGCGCGATCATCGACGGCAAGTTCGGCCTGACTGTCTTTCTCGCAGGATGCGCGCTCGCCAATGGCGGCGGGCTGATGATGGCCAGAGGATTGTGATGACCCGCGCACGCAAAATCCTTGTGGCCGACCTACTGTGCGGCGCGGGCGGTTCATCGACCGGTTGCCAGCGTGCGCTCGAAGCGATGGGCCTGCAGATGGAATTGGTCTGCGTCAATCATTGGGGCGTCGCGATCGAGACCCATAAGAAGAACCACCCGGAAGCGCGCCACTACGTTCAGGACATTTCGACGGTGCGGCCGCATCTGATCGTGCCGGAAGGCTATCTCGATTTGCTGATGGCCTCCCCGACCTGCACGCATCATTCCGTGGCGCGCGGCGGCAAGCCGACATCGGACCAGCAGCGCAGCGACCCGTGGCACATCATCACCTGGCTTACGGAATTGCGCGTCAAGCGCATCATCATCGAAAACGTCTGGGAGTTCTGCGGCTGGGGTCCGGTCGATGCGCGCGGCGGCAAGCCGATCAAGTCACGCAAAGGCGAGTATTTCAATGCCTGGATCGACACGATCCGGCGGCTCGGCTTTGAGCCCGAGTGGAAGAAGCTGAACGCCGCAGACTATGGCGACGCGACGACGCGCCAGCGCTTCATCCTGATGGCGCGCAGCGATCGCAAACGCGTCGTCTGGCCGATGCCGACGCATCACAAAAAGCCGGACGATGGGCTCGCATTGTTCCCCACTCTCAAGCCGTGGAAGCCAGCCCGCGAGATCATCGACTGGAGCCTGAAGGGAAAATCGATCTTCGCGCGCAAGAAGCCGCTGGCACCGAAGACGCTGGCGCGCATTTATTCCGGCGCGGTGAAGTTTGGATGGCCGGAACCGTTCCTGGTCATCCTGCGCAATCACATGGCGGCACAAAGCACGGATGCACCGCTCCCAACGATCGCGGCGAATGGCACGCACATCGGGCTCGCCCGGCCGGTGATCATGAACGGCCGCAAAGGCAACCAGCCAAAGTCCGTCGCCACGGATCCTGTGCCGACGCTGGACACCAAAGGCGGCGTCTGGCTTGCGGAACCGTTCGTGATGGCGCCTGGCAGCTCGGGCGCGCCGCGTGCAACGGAAGAGCCGTTGCCAACCGTCACCACCGGCGGAGCCGGCGCGGATGACCGGCAGGGATGCGCCCGGCAGATGTTGCTGCAGCCATTCATCGCCGTTGTCGCTCACGGCAATGATGCCGGCGAGCGCGACCCGGACAACCGCCGCACGAAGAGCATCGCAGACCCGCTCGGCACCGTGCACGGCGATGGCAGTGCCTATGCTGTCGTCGAGCCGTTCCTGATGTCGAGACAAAGCGAAGGCGCGCCACGATCCGTCGAGGAGCCTATGCCAACGCAGACGGCGAAGCACTCGCATTGCCTGATTTCATCCTACTACGGAGCAAGCAGCACCGCACAGTCGGCGGAGCAACCTTTGCCGACCGTGACGACGAAGGATCGGTTCGGCATCGTCGTGCCCATCACGCATGGCGGCGGACACGATCGGGCGCGCGACGTCGCGGAACCGCTCACGACCATCACCACCGCCAATCGGGGTGAGCAAGCCGTCGTCGAGGGCACCGCCGATTTCGACATCCTGTTCCGCATGCTGGAACCACATGAACTCGCGGCGGCAATGGGGTTCACCAGCGACGAAGCGACCTACGAATTCGCCGGCACGAAGACCGAGCAGATCAAACAGATCGGCAATGCAGTGTCGGTTGCGAAGATGAAGGCCTGCGTTTCGGCGATCATGGCTGATGCTGCGCCGAACACAGCTGGGGCATCAGCCGAACAAAGGAAGGCTGCGATATGAGCGACTTTCCGACACCAACCGAACTGTCGATCGACACGCTACGGGATATCGCGAGTGCAGCTGGGCAATCGTACACGGGCATCGCGATCCCTGAAGAAGATTGGAAGCGCCTCGCGTCCTGCATTTCCAAGGGCGACAAGTCCCTGATTCCCGATCCGGTGTTCGTTGGCGGAATTCAGGTGCTGCCAAATCCGAACGTCCCTGAAGGCTACGCCGTCGCAATGCTCAACGGCGAGCCGGTCGGCGTGATCGACTTCAAGGGTGGCGACAAGCACAGACCAGTATCATGACCCGCACCCTCCCCGCCATCATTCCACCGGGAACCTGGCCGCGGCGCATGTCGCCGCAGCTGGCGGCGGGCTATTGCGGGGAACGATCGGTGCAGACCTTCTTGAAGGCTTGCAAGAAAGGCGAGTACCCTCCGCCGCAGGTGAACAAGGGCCGGCGGAAGATATGGCTGAAGGACGATCTGGATCGGTCGATCGGCCGGGAACACGACCCCGCAGCCGCGCGGGACGTCGCCCTGGACTTGTAACCGTGTCACGGCCGCGCCCGCGCTTCGTGATCGAAAAGCCGCTCAAGAGCGGCATCGTCGCCTATTACTTCAACGTTCCGAAAATCTATCGCGACATGGGCTGCCCGGTTCCGAATGAACCGCTCGGCACGAATTATGTCGTGGCCTGCGGCCTCGACGGCAAAGGCGGCAAGGCGGAAGCGCTGAATCAGCGCTTCGACGAATGGAATTCCGTGCGCAGCGGCATCCCGATCGAAAACCCGGCGCGCGTCGGCTCGGTCGATTGGCTGTTCCGCACCTATAAATCGTCCAGCGCCTATCTTGAAAAGGTCAGCCCGCGCTCGCGGCTCGATTATGAGCGGACGATGCAGATGGTCGCCGGGATCGTCACCAAGCGCGGCGACACGATCGGCGCGCGCGACATCCGCGCCATCACGCCGGCCGGCGCCGACAAGCTCTATCAGGCGATCATTCCCGGCAAGAACGGCGACCGGCTTCGCCAGGCCGAAAAGGCGGTCAAACTGTGCAGCAAGGCGTGGCGCGTCGTTCACCGGCTGCATCCCGAGTTCTTCGATGCCAGCGTGCCGGATCCTTGGGCCGGCGTCGCCCTGAAGCGCCGCGTGAAGAAAACCAAGGCAGCGGTGACGCGCGAACAGGTCTATCAGTTCGCATGGGGCTGCATCGATCGCGGTTACCCGGAAGCGGCGGCTGCGGCCGTGATCTGTTTCGAATGGCTGCAGCGGCCGGAGAACGTGCTCGCCGGTAAAATCCGCTGGACCGATTACCGACCGAAGGATTCATCGCTCGGTCAAATCCGTATCGAGCATCACAAGACCGGCAAGCTCGTTCTGCACCCGCTCGAGGAAATGATCGACGGCACGCTGGTGCACTTCTACGAAGACGCCGAAGCCGTGCTCGCCAAGCTGCCGCGCCGCGGAATACCGATGATCTTGCGGCAGATCGTTCCATCGCGGCGCGATCCCGATCGCATCGCGACAACGAAGCTGTACTCATTCAGCGGCTTCGAAAAGATGGTGCAGCGGTTGCGTGCCGATATCGGCTTGCCGGTCACGTTCACGCTTGATGCATGCCGGCACGGCGGCATGACCGAACTCGAGGAAGCGGAACTTACCGACGGCCAAGGCCGCGCACTGTCTGCGCACTCGAGCAAAGCCTATGACGGCTATGCGAAGCGCACGGAGAAGCGCGCGCTGGCGGCGACGCGCAAACGCTACGCGCACGTCGCTGCGAACAAATCGCACACAGAATTTCAGAATGAAGGGCGGACCAATTTCAGAATGGAAAGTCCGCCACTCGTTAAGTCGGCGAAATAAATAAAGAAACTGGCTGGGGCACCTGGATTCGAACCAGGGGATGGCGGAATCAAAATCCGCTGCCTTACCACTTGGCTATGCCCCAGCGGCCACGGCCCGGGACAGACGCCGCGGACCGAACGGCGCGCGGAACCTAACCGCGAGCCCCCGGACAGGCAACGCCGAAAGCGGCCAAAGTAAGTTTTTCCTGTTTTACCGGTTCGGTTTTGACCACCCGGCGCGCCCCGCTAGACTGCGCATATGCCGTACCATGCCCCCCTTGCCGACATCAGTTTCACCCTGCGCCATGCCTCCGGTTTCGGCGAGGCGCTGACCTCCGGTCTTTATGGCGATCTGAGTTTCGAGGATGTCGACGCCGTCCTCGGCGAGGCGGCGCGATTCGCGAGCGAAGTGCTGGCGCCGCTCAATCGCGGCGGCGACAAATTCGGTACGCCGATTGCCGACGGTAAAGTAACAACCCCGCCAGGCTGGAAGGAAGCCTATGCCGCATGGATCGCGGCGGGCTGGAACGGCCTTGCCGCCCCGTCCGAGTTCGGCGGCCAAGGGCTGCCGCAAGCGGTCAATGCCGCGTGCATCGAAATGTGGAACTCGGCTGCGATGGCGTTCGGGCTGTGCCCGCTCCTCACCATGGCGGCGGTCGATGCACTCGAAGCTTATGGCAGCGACGATCTCAAGCACACTTATCTCGCGAAGCTCGCCAGCGGCGAGTGGACCGGTACGATGGAACTGACCGAACCGCAGGCCGGCTCCGATGTCGGCGCTTTGCGCAGCAAGGCGGAGCGCGCGGGCGACGGCACCTATCGCATCAGCGGGCAGAAAATCTTCATCACCTATGGTGAGCACGATCTCCCCGA